ACTATCAATGACCACCCAATACTTTGCAGAAGTTGCGTCAATAATTTCAGTAATAGCAAGAGATTCTGTCAAATTTCTAATTATCGTATTCTTTTTTAATTCTGATATGCTTAAATTTTCCGTTAGTGTCCTGATAAAAGTCCCTACTTTTGTAAAAACTTCTGAAATAGCGACATTTTCTGTAAATGTTTTTGTTAATAATCTTGAAATACTTTTTACTTCCGTGATTGCTAAATTTTCAACAAACGCTCTAATTCCAGTAAGTTTTCTTGAAAATGTTTCGTCTATACTCAAATTGTTTGATATAACTTTGACTGGTTTTTTAATAATTATAGGAGAAAATCTTGCATTTTCAGTAATAACTTTAATAGGTTTTTTGCTTATTATTTCACTCATAGCCATCATTTCAGAAAAAGATTTTATAGGAGTTTTAATACTTCCGTCAAAAATTCCCATTATATCATCAGCAGTCGGAGCATAGCCATTAAAAATAAAAATTTCATCAAGCACGCCGGTAAAAAATCCTCCGTTTGTTCCAGTATCATTTTGACACGCTATTCTAAAATAATTAGTTGCGGCATAGCCAGGTGCATTAGCCCAAGCCACCGGAGAAGCGTCCTCCTCCCCGTCCACATAAACTCTCAAATGACTTCCGTCCCAAACTCCTACTACAAAATGCCAAGCGTCATCATTAAATGCAGTAGCTCCGTTGACTATTTCGTAATCAGTATGCAGTGTTGTTCCAGTATTTCTTCCAGTTCTGAATGAAACAACACCAGAATTTCCCATTTGCAGACGAAATCCAGCGTTATTTGTATTTGTTGACCAACTGTGAACCATACCAACCAAAGCTGTTTGATCGGGAGCTTTTACCCACAAACCTACACCGAAAACATCTGTCGGTTTTAAGTCAGCGTGGTCAGTAGCAGAATAAGCGTCATTGCCGTCGAAACCTGCCGCTTTTCCAAATTTTCCGTCAACTTCGGCAGGATCGGAAATTGCTGTTAATGTGTGTCCGTTACCTGAACTATCAGTTGTTAAAGCTCCGGTTGAAAAGCGAAAATAAGCCTTTAATGAAGCCAATAGTTTCAGTCTTGTTGTTTCCAATTCTACTGCCGCCATAATTTCTAAATTAAAATCCTACCCCAGCCCTAAAAAAGAGCTGGAAAGAATTTCAATATTAAGCCGCGTTAGCTGAAACAAAAGAGTAGTCAATTTGCAAAGAATCTCCTGAAACAACATTGACTGCTGTAAAAACTTGACGACCGAGCAAAGTTCCTGCAGAAGCGGCGTTTAACGCTCCAACTTCCGTTACGGCTTTAGTGCCTGATACGCTCCAAGTTTTGGAAAGCTTTGCGGTATCATTAGCGACTGTGGTTTGCGTCCTTGAGGCAGTTGCCGCCGCGCGAGCCAATCCTGAATCTGTAATTTCAGTTCCAAGCGTGGTATTCGCCGCCGCCGCCGCACCAGTTCCAACACCTACCGCCAAATAGGTAAAAGCCGCCTCTGATCCGTCCCCGTTTATTCTTGACGCAAGTCCGGCAAGTCCGGCATCGGTAATAAGATTGCGGATTTTACGCATATCTTTTATAATTCCGTCCTTGTCCCTGACTGTAATTTCAATCAGCCCCATTAAGCCAATTTTTGCGCCTTGCTTTTCTTTATTTTCCATAATTAGTTATCAATTAAATTATTTATTAGCTCATTATCTTTTTTTGTGGCTTCCTCAACTATTTTTTGCTCTTTTGCTTGCGCTAATTCTGCCACATACAAATTCAGCGCCTTTTCGACCATTCCTCGTATATCCTCCTCACTCATTTCACGAGAAAAAGCGTGAATTATCTCTTTGACTTTTTCTTCTCCGTTAAAAAACGAAGCGTGAACGACAACTTCTTCCCCTTTGATTTCGGCATTGGTAATTTTATAGCCATACCGATTTTCAATTTCTCCAACTTTTTCTTCTTCCATAAATTTTTTAATTAAATTATTTATTTAGTTTTATACCGGAGCGTTTGCGGATCATATCTTGTTTCAATATGTGAGAGAGCGTGCGCAACTTGCACCAGCCCCCAAAATATCAGAATTGCCGCTAGGAGCAATCCTAGCAAGAAAATAATCGCGCTTTGTTTGCTACTAATATAATTTGTTGTTAAGGATTATTGGAGAGGTTGACGTGTGAGCCAACCTCCCCATTTTTCACGAAAAACACATCGTGAATTCGCAGTTTGGACACCCGAATAAGTGTCCTTTGGGAGTTTGGTGGTCGAACTGCAATCGTTCCGGTGGTGCGCACTTCTCGCAGATACGGAAGATTTTGTCGCCCTTTCGGAGAGCTACGGCGGTATTGCAATTATTGCAATGCCATAGTCCGTCCGCTTCCAGCCACAGCATTTGACCGCACGTCGGACATTGCTTCATCTTGTGCCTCCTTTTTTGTGAAATTACTATGCCTCTATTTTCCTCGGTAATCTTTCTTCTAAAATGGTGTTCATCTTTATCTGATTTTCATTCATTTTCTTTATTTCTTCCTCAATATGCCTGAATTCGTTTTCTTTGAAATGAGCAAATGTATAATTTATCCCCTCTATACTTTTTCTTATCTCTAAAATTATCTCGTCAATCCTTTTATGTTTTTCAACGCAAGCAACCTGATTTATACCTAGTTGCTTGTCAGCCTTGATGTCCGGACTGCGGAAATACAAATAGACGAAGAAGAATACCCCGATAAGCGAAACTAGAGATGTGATGACATCTAGCCAATCTTTTAATTCCATTGCGTTTTAATGATTACTGCTTAATTTCCTCCGGTTCGACAGAATTTGTCGAGAATTTCTGCGCCACATTTCCCCCAACAAATATTCCAAAAATCGTAATGGCATAATTGAAAAAAGTCTTGATCATCTCCAAATCAACTTTAGCGATAATCATAATCGCCAAGAGAACAGTCAAGACTTCCGCAAACACGAATTTTCTTCCCCCTAACGCTGTCAATAAATTTTGCATAGGTATGCCTAGGTTAAAAATTAAATAGCGCTCCAAAAAACCAAAAGTTTTCCGGTGGCGCTGTCATCTGATTGAACGGTAATATTGTCGTCAAATATCACTCCTTTGCAGTCGATATTTATTCCGGCAGCTTGTGAGGCTGGAATAGTCAACTTGGTCGTCGAGGTATTCTTGAAAATAACCGCGTGCGCCGAGTTTCCGATCAGGACATAGATTCCCAGCAAAATTGCCCTTGCCGCCGTCACGACGACATCATCATTAGTCGCTAAATCAACTTCCGTGACATTGCAAGACAAGTGAGCCTTTTGCAGATCGTTTAATGTTGGATTTGTTGCCATATTTTTTGATTAAAGTTAATTATGTTAGTTCCCCTACGAGAGAGGGCAGGTGGAGGAAACCTGACACCTCTCGCAGAGGAACTATCCTCCCCTGCGTATTTAAACCGCGCCTCTACCTAATAAATCTCTCTTTCATTCCGTCTTGTCCAAGCCCTTTTTCTTCAAAGAAATCGCTGTCAGTTTCGACTAATTCTTTCATCATCTCCCAGCATTTTCCTTTGTAGTCAGGAATTGGTTTTGCAGATTCCAATTCTTTCTTTCTTTCATCGACAATTTTATCAAGTGCCGATCTGTGTTCCGCTCTGATAATCTTTTGAGCCAAGTGATGAGCCAAGTGAACGGCTACATAAAGCGGAAACTCTCTTTCCCCAACCTTGTCGGGAACTTCCTTTTCTACTTTCACTTTGACCGTTTTCATCGCTCCGGTCTTTTCGTCTTTCACTTCCTGTTCTTCTTCGACCTTGATTATCTTCTTGGTTGCCGCCGGGATTGTCAGAGGTTTTCCGGCGTATTCGTGCGTGAATTCCTCAAATAGAGGATTCTTGACCACTCCGACTGCCATTGGATCAATATCCGGTGGCACTTGGTCAATGTCAACAATGTTTGTTGCCATACTTTTGTATATTTAATGTTTAATACCTACAACTTTATTATCTCGACCATTGAAGTATTCGGAATTTTGCTGAAACTCGCGAACGCTCCAATCTCTTTGACAAATTCGTCTATCGCTTTGATCACTCCCGGAAATTCAGGGATATAATCGTGGAAAATAAATCTGCCGCCGATGCCTAGTTTTTCCCAATACGCCTTTATGTCAGCTTTGACATCTTCGTATTCGTGGCTTCCGTCTATAAAAATGACGTCAGCGCAGTTGTCCGGGAAATCTTCGGCTGCTTCCACCGATTTTTTCTTGATAAACTGGACATTTTTCAATCCTGCCGTGTTTTTGGCAAACTTATCGAAAATATCCTGCTCCGTGAAATGGTCAACGCATACTAATCTTCTTGAATTTGAAAGGACTATTGTCGATCGTCCGGCGTGGCTTCCCACCTCAATCGTGAAATTGCTTTGGGAAGCGGCTTCAGCTAGGTATTCCAGCTCTCGCTTTTTACACCAGCCCTCAACTTCTTCCGCCTTTTTCACTAAATCTATCACTTTTCTATTGTAAAACTCATCATAAGTCTTGCCAGTCACCATAACTTTTTCCCCTAAATGTGCGACTTCCACCCTAGGATCTAGCCAAACATCATATCCTGCTCCGTGGCATTGGTTGCAAAACCAAATGTCCTCTCCAAAACCTCCTCTGATGTCAAATAATGGCATACCCAGCGACTTCACCTTTTCAATGACTTCTCGCCTTATCAGCATAAATCCCATACCTGTCGAGTGAATTTTGAACGGTTTACCCTCTTTGCTGCGGTATAGATCCGGTCGGCGCTCCGTTCCTCTGCCATTTTCCCGTTTGACCATTATAATCGGCTCATACGGCTCGGCTCTCCTGAAATATAGCCCTGAAACTATCGGCAAATCATCTTCTATCAGCTTTATCAGGTCTTTTTCACGTGGAATATTATCGTCGTCCACCCAAAGGATATGCGTGCAATCGGTCTGTAAAAATGCTTCGGCTAGTTCTGTGCGCGCCCTATGGTGCATTTTCCGGTAGGTAGTCGCCATAGCGATTTTACACTCCGGATATTTGTCTTTTGTTTTAAGGATCATCGCCACTATCGAATGTGCGTATTGCATTGGCACATCTCCCATTGTCGGCGTGGCAATGAGAATACTCAACGGTTTTTCCTCCATACTTATTTAATTTTTAATAATTACTCCATTCCAGCCCCCAGCTAGAAAAGGGGCTGAATATTGAGAAACTATTTTTAAGAACCTGCAACGATAACGCGATCACCGAGCAACTGAACAGTATAGAGAGCGTCGGTCGAATCTGCATAAGCGTCAACCGCAATAGCGACTGAATTTACGCTTCGTGCCGTGCTGTCATATACCAAATTATCAGCTCCATTGATAACTTCGAGATAGTTATCTTTGGCAATATCGGTAGCTCCGTTGATAAGAGCTTCGCAGATACCTTTCACTTGTCCCCAAGCGAATTCAGCAGCAGAACCGATAAGACGCGGACAAATGGCGATTTCCTGATAAACGGCAAGCGTGGCAGGGGCAACGCCCTTAACCATAACTTCTTCGTCGCCGTCATAGGTGACCACCATTGGAGCGCCGGCAGCGGTTGTCGCTGGAAACTGCATATAAACGTATTCGTTTACACCTTGTCTCCTGCGCGCGCCTTGCGTTCCTTGTCCAGTCACATCGACTTCTGATACTCCTGTTAATTCTCCACCCATAGGATTTGAATTTATTTAATAATTAGATACTAATGTCCGATTATGAACATTTCTACAATTTTTGTCGCGGCTGGATTTGTGAACGTCAGTGAGATAGTCCCACCGGAAACAGAGTGTTGCACTGTTTTGTCCGCAATATCCGTAATTTGCGCGCTTACAAAGTCAATCGCTGATAATCCGGTCACAACGGAAGCCGTTGTATCGCCACTTGCGATTGTTCCCTTGATTATAAGGATCTTCTTATTTCCAAAAACTGTTTTAACTGTGCTAGATAATGACCAAGCCATAATTTTACTCTTTGGATTTATTGATTAAAGCTGGCAGAGGCAGCTCGACCGAACTACCTCCTGCGACATTACGCCGTCACACCAGTCAAGCGACCGCTCTTACGAGGCTGTGTATTCACAAGCTGAACATAAGAGAAGATGAAGCCCACCTCACCGTCCTGATCAACTGGCTCTCGCATAGGAGAAACAGCAAATCCTTTCGCGTCTGTAGGGAATTTAGGGTGCTTCATATAAAACAACTTCACATACTTCTCGTTGATGAAGAACATATCAGTTGAACCGCAATATTCATCAGCGATCATAGGGACAGTTCTGAAAGACATATCGGTAATTCCACCGTCCGCGGAAATCTTACCGTTGACCATTTGAAAACGAACCTGATTTTGAAGCAGAGCTTCATAGGCAGATTTAATCGTCTTAGTCGTGACGATTATTGTAGGAGCGTCTGCACCGGAAGTGCAAGAGTCCATCATCGTTGCCAAGTCGGAAAGCAATAGAGAACCAACCGAAGCGGTATAATTCCCCTTGAACCAAGTGTATGTTCCAAGAACAATATCACCATAATTCGCAGTCGCAGTTCCGTCGTTTCCAACGGCTGCTTTCAAACCGGTAATGTCTTTACCACCATTGCCAGTTCCGTCAGAGAACAGTTGAGTTCCGAATTTATCGGTCAACGATTCTTTGGCTTCCTCCATTTCAGTTTCCATTAAATCCGCAATCTTTCCCTCGCCTCCATTTAGCGCTAAGTCAATATTAGCAATAGTTATCGGCTGATAAATTTGCTTTATATTCCAATAAGCGCGAGTTCTCGTTTGTTGCTGTCCAGTATCCAAGACATCAAGTCCTGAATATGACCCACCTTGAGAATTGTGGCGATATTTTACTGGTTGTTCGATCCTGCGACCGCCATTCCACAGCTTAATATTCTCCCACAATCTTCCAAGCAACGGGTGGTCTTTCCCAATTTGGTCAACGATGTTCGGAAGCACCTTTTCACGGGTGATCGAAGTCAGTTGATCCCAATCTCCAAATGCCATATGATTGAAAGTTTAGTTAATTATTTACCTAGTCCCTCCCGATACAAATCTCCAATAGACTTTTTGCCGTCAGTTTTGGAATCATAATGGTTGCCCGTCGGCTTTCCATTGGCGTTTCCGCCACCTTTACCGTCAGCCCCTTTCTTGCGATCGTCGTTTATTTTCTTATCCACTTTGGATTTCGAAATATTCAAACCTCTCCAAATAAGAATAGCTTGGTTGAGCGACTTGCACTCATATTCACCGGCAATTTTGACAATTTCTTTCTCATTGTCGGCAAACTCCTTGCTGGTTCTCTTGTAGAAACGGATCTCGCTTTTTACGGCGTCGAGTTCGGCTTTATCAGCCAACTCTTTCCGCTTTTGTTTGAATTCAAACTTTTTTTCCGCTCGCTCGTCCGGGTCATCTATCGCGGTTAACTCGTCCTCCTCCGCTTTCGTGAATGTCGGGTGATTAGCTTCTGTGCGAAGCCGTTTAATCTCACCTTGATAGTATTCACGATCTTCTTTCCAACCCTCCATAAGTTGCTTTTCGCGTTCAGTAGGTTCGTCCGGGCTTCCCCCGTCCTTATCCCCACCTTTGTCGCCACCGTCCTTATCGGCTGCTGGATCGCCTTTTTCCGGTGCTTTTTTGGTATCGTCAACGATACCGTCCCCCTCAACGAGAGGGATTGCTGGCTCATTCTCTGCCATAATTTTGTTGTTAAAATATTTAATATTTACTTAGAGTTAGGCGAAAAGATAGAACGCCCAACTTCTAAAAAAACATTATTTGTCCAGTAGTATCAGAATGACACCAATTACCAAGATGATCGCTCCGACTGGCAGTAAAATTGGAAAGAAATGTCCCAATCCTAGTCCGCTCAATCCTAGTCCTACCCACGCTATTTTGTTTCCCATTGTTTTTTACCGTTAATAATTATTTCTTAACATTTACCACCACTTTTGCCGCTGTTTTCTCAACTGGCTTACCTTTTTGCATAGGTTTGCCACCATTCTGCATAGGTTGAGCGCCTTTTTTCGCCATTCTACCCTCGTTTATCTGCTGTTGAGCGCCCGTCTTTGCCATTTCAGCCATATTTTGAATCAATGTAGCTTTATCAACATTGGCGTGAGCTTCCAATAAGTCCATATCTCGCTGCTCCATTTTCTTTTCCGGATCTTTGAAGAAAGCAAAGTGCAGCGCGACGTGTTCTTTGGTGACAAATTCTCTTGGAGTAGGTGAAATGTTCTCTCCGTCGCCGTTTTGGAATCCTTTGTTTTCGCTATCAGCCCGTTCCACCGGATTATTGGTCATATCGCCGCCATTGCCAGCCTGATTTTGCATATCTGCCTGTATTTCTTCGGGGTCTTGATCGGATATAATGCCAAATTTGATGAAATTAATCAGCCTATCAGCCAATTCTTTCGGATTAGGCATTTCCAATTCCTTGAATAATGTGTAAGGATCAAGCGCTTTGGCGCTCCACAATGAGATTGCCCGTTGAACTTTATCCACTTTCATCATCGACTGCGGAATAATAAGCGGCTCAATACCCTCCTCGATGTCCTGATTTATCATTTCCGCCATTTCAACGCCCTCTTTGCCGCCCAATTTCTTGACCCAATGCTTTTCGGTATAAAACATCTTCATCAACTGTATCCAACCCTCCGTAATTTCTTTTATAGCGCTCTCTGTGGCTCGTGATTGCATACGGACTGGTGTGCGGTCGCTTTCTGCGTTCTGCTTGTCCTGACCGAGCGTATTGGCGTTTCCTGACCCCCTAGAGATTTCGTGATGACCCCACAAATCGTCAATATACTTTTCGTCGTGGTTCATATCGAGAAGCACTCCTTGAAGTTCCGGGAATGTCGGCGCTACCACCTGCACCGGATTAGGCGTCTGTTGCATATCAGCGCGGATAACCTGCATAGGCTCGTCATTGATCGCTGCCGCCTCATCTTCGTTAAATTGATTGCTGTCCACCACGATTTTGACATTGCAACCTCGCAAGTTGTCGGCAATCTGCCTTTTCTTCCCAATATAATTTGTCAAAGTTTCCTTTGCCTGCGCCATTAGGTTCGATGAATACATCTTTCCCATTAGCTTCAAGCTAGGAAATTGCACAAACGGCTTTCTTGGTTCTGATAAGAAATTCACAATCGGCTTAAACTTCCTGACATCTTGCGGATCAAGAATCTGCGGAAGTGCCTGTTCCATTGGCAAACCTGTTTGAGAGGCTATCTGAAACGCCTCCGGTCTTGCTTCTTTCGCCCAATCTTGGACTTGAATAAACGGATCTCGGTATTCGTAATATGGATTTTGGCTCTTTTTTAAAATAAGTCGCTCGCCATTCTTGCCATAAGCCATTTCAATCAATAAATCATTTTCCCAATAAGCATAGAATCTTGCGACTGTGCCGCGTCCGAAAGTCTGCGCGGTCGTTGACGGGTAGCCCTTGCCGGTATAATCCACCGGCTTGACGTTCTCAAAAGCAATCTGATCATAGACTGCCGGATAATTATCTTTCCACCATTTCCTATTTTTGAGTGGGTGATAAACCAGCCATTCGCAATCTTGAATGGTCGAACCCTCGGCGCTGAAAGTTATCTCCTCGATCATTACGCCCTCCAAATCAAAGTCATTCTTGTCATAGTTCCAAAACCAACGAGCGAATGAATCGCGCTTGATCCGGGTGTCAAATATGCACTTCGTGATCAAATCCATAAAGTTGACACGAATGAAGCCATACTCGACGGCGTTCTTTACCTTTTCAGCTTTCTTAATGCTTGGCGGAGTATCCTTGCCCGGAATCATCTGCACTTTTGGCAAATTGTCCGTATCCAGCCCCACCATATTCCTGATTGTCAAATAAACTCGGTTGAGAACAGCCTTGCTCTTATACTTAGCAAGGTCAACACCCATAATTCGGTCGATATTACCTAAAAATATCTGCTCATTCTCCTGCACCTCTTTCATTATGGCGTCATAAAGTCCTTTCCCCTCGCCTAAACGAAGCTCAATTTTCTGCGCCAACAGCTCGTCGCTATCGTTTTCAATGTCAATATCGCCTGACGCGGCGGTTATCTCCATTATTGCGCTTTGTTTGTGTATATCATCAGCCATAGTTATTCGTCTAAATCAATAAAATCTCCTTTAAATTGTTTTTTATGATGTTCGAGTAGCGTCTTGGCGTCTAGCGCCTGACCGTGCGGATCGAGTTTTCTATCTTCCCTTTCGGTGGTCTGCATTTTCGTTGCGCTTGCCTGCTTGATGTCCGGTCGGCTCATTACGATATAGCGAATCGGATCAAGAACGTGGTCATCTTTCTTTCTTGGCTTTTCTTCCGGGTCGTTCTCGTTAGTTGGACTGATTTTCTTCCACTTATAGCCCTCGGTATCATCTGCTGCTTGAGGACACGTATCAAAATAATATAATCTTGGCGATCCCTTTTTCTTGGTTGACGGGTGAATCCTCTCCGGATCAATCCTGAAATACTTGTGAAGCCTTGCTATGCCGGCATTGACGTCATTATTGGCATAGCGCAAGGGCATAACCTGATCGAATTGCTTTATCCATTCCTCTTTATATTCCGTATCAATCTTTCTTCCTGATGTGCCGCGCACGCTCTTTACGCTCGGATCTATGACTATATAGTCTAGTTTCTCACCCCTGTTTAGCTCCTTAATATTCTTAACGTGCATATCCACGCCCTCACCAGCCAGCGAATACTCCCGATAAATAAAAATGTTTCCGCTTGGACTGATCGCCGCCCAAACAAATGTGCTTGGACTGCGCTCGCCGTGGTCAATACCGCCTATCTTTCTCCACGTTTCCGGTATTGCGAACGGCTTAATAACGTGAATCTCTCTGTGAAAATCGGGAAATATCTGTCCCTCAAACACATTCCACGAAGCTTTGACATATCTTTCGAATAAATCGCCCGTGTATGAGTTCAAGACTTCCAAATAATCCTCCGGCAAATAGGTATTTTCGTTGCTAGGCGCTTTAATAATCCAGTATTTCTCCAAATCCTTTGCTGTCCTGATACCTTTGCCTAAAACGAATTGCTTATAAGTCCAATTTTTGCCCTCGGAATTACTGGTTAGTATCCCAAGACGCTTTTTATGGCGCTTATTTCGCAAACGTCCTTTCAAAACATTGAATGTATTTTCAGCCACTTCGTTCACTTCATCTATCCAAAAGAATCCGATTTCAAGAGATTTTAACTTCTCAATATCGTCCAATCCCCAAAAATAGATTTCGTGTCCGTTGATAAACGTCAACAAATTCTCTGTTTTGTTCCATTTTTTAATGAGCCGCGGATCGAGAACCTCAAAAAAGGTTTTCATTGTCGTGGCTTTTAGGTCAACCAATGTCTGTCTAGCAATCAATGAGCGTCCACCCGGATTTTGCATAGCGTGCCTTATGACCGCCTGCGATCCTATGTAGCTCTTGCCTGACCCGAACCCACCACAATACCAGATGAATTTTGCCTCATCATTGTCCTCAATGTGGTATAAAAACAACTTTTGCTTTGGCAGTGGCTCAAATACTTGGACATTTTGCAGTCCGACTATATCAAGAATCATTCGACTATCCTTTGCTTATCTTTCTTGATTTTGTCGAACTCCTCTTTTTCCTTTGCATTATAAACTGGCAAGAATACTGCCGGATTATCACCAGTAAATGCAATCTTCTTTGTGTCAACGAGCATACCCTTAATCTTCGACAATATCTCATAGCTTTTTACGGCTGCCATAATCGTCTTTGCTCCCCGATATTTGACCGCAATCGTTTTCAGTCCGTCAACAATAAATTCTTCCGTGACTTCCTGCGCCCCTAGCTTATTATTAAGCTCTGCTCTAATCCGAGCATTTCCAAGCAATCTAGCCGCATTTGTCCCTGCTGTGTCATCACTCGTCCCCGGATATGCGACCTGATAAGCTCTAGTCCCATTGCCCCCATTTGAGATATACGCCTCTATGAATTTTAACCACGCGAGCCTTAGTCCTTTCCCCTCGTCTAGTCCCTCTATTTCGGCAAGAGTTTTGACTGGATCAGCCTTTTTCTTAAATCTTTTAGCCCTCGATTTTTTTACAGTTTTCATATTGGCATACAAAAAAGGAATGTAGGGTTTATGAGATAGCGCTAACCGCTCACAAACAATCTATATTCCTTTGTTATTTAATATTCACTTTTATTTATCGCTCTACGCGATTTCCAAGATTTGACCGATTGTCAGATACTTGGCAACTGCTCCGTAGAAGTGATCCTTTGAGCGAACGCTCGCCGAGAACAATTCCGCAGGCAATTTTGTGATTCTCATCGACAACATAGCTTTTTACTTAATATTTAATATTTTTAATTTAGTATCACCGGAGGGAAGCTCTATCCCAGCCCTTTGCCCCTCCGGCGCTGATCTCCTAGATACTCTATGGTTTGAGGCTTTCGCTCTCTCCCCATAAAGCGTCGCTAGGTCGCTTGCTCGAATATGATACTTACGAGCGCAATGGCGTAGTTTGCAAAATGCGGATCAGACTTAATTTCGAGATAGTCGCCACGCAATGATATAAAATACAACCCCTCTGCTATCCATTATACTCCTATTTTTTGCTTTTGTCAAGTTTTTTTTCCGCTTTAGGCTACTGCTCCGGCAACCTCCCCGACTGGTTGGGTAGTAGTTTCCTCCTCTTTTTTCTCACTCTCCGCGTCCTGACTTTCATCTTCGTCTTTAACTGGAATCTTTATTTCTTCGCCTTGCTCTCCGGTTTCTTCTTCTTTCACCGGCTCTTTTACTGCTTCGGGCAAATTGGTATCAGCCCCACATTGGAAACATTTTGTCGTTCCCTCATCGAGTTCCTGACCGCATTGCGGACAAGTGATTTTGTCGCTCATTTTTTTTAATATTTAATAATTACTTCGAGGCGCTCTAGCATTATGTTTCAAATGGTTCAAGCGAGCGACCCAGGGCATTTACGACAGAACGGTCTTTTACGTTGACCGGCTTGCGATAGCACCTCAAAGCAATCATCAAATTTTTATATCCCCGTGGGAGAAGCGACAAGATACTAGCTTGTTTTTTGAAACAGCATTTCCTTCTCCCAATCGCCACAATTCTTTTTAGGAATATGCGCTGAATAGTTCGCTGCTTCCACGGAGATATAAAGCGAACTAGGGTGAATGTGCAGTTGAGCCGACTTTCGTCCGCGCTTTCCCTTTAGCTTGCAAAGCACCCCGTCCACATCTTTATCAAAAAGGCTCGCATACCCGACTAAATAAATATTTGTCCCGGAGGCAAAGCCTATCCTCTCAATTTATCAAACAACTTTCTGAAAAATCCCCACATTCGAATTGTTTGCTGCCTGATCGTCGCTCTCCTCAAATCATTCAAGGTCTTGGCATAGACTGAATAAACTATGCTCATCAATCCGTCCACCTGAATCCAATAGCTCTGAACCGCGACATCTTCTGCTCTTGCTATATCAATTCGGATCATACCCTTTTGGTATTTCTCCAAATCTTCTCCCATTGAAACTGTTATTTTCGGGTAATTATCCCAATCAACCGGATTAAGATTTTCGTCATATACCCTCAAATCTCCCTTTGTTAAGCCAAAATTGTCATCATTGGTCACATTTTGACTTAGATTTTTTTCTTCCTCCATTTTTTTAATCTTTAATTGTTATAAATTTTCCCGAAATATCACGATCTCCTATTTCTATTAAGCCATTTTCTAAATCGTGTAACCGATGACAGGAAGTGCAAAGCCTCATAAAATCTTCTCTTTTTCTTTGGTATTTATGATCTTTACAAGCCCAGTCATAACTTTTTTTATTTGTTCTACCACATTTTTCACATTTTCTAGGCTTTCCAAAATTTACCACGAGCCACCGATGAACTGCCGACTTCTTTATTTTTTCTTTCCAATTTCTTGCTTCATCGTTTCTTTTCCCTCTCATTGATTCCCAATATTTTAACTGTTTTTCTGTTGGTTTTTTCATAACTCTAATCCTTTATGCTAGAAAAATCATCTTCCGGCGTGACCCTCTTATTTTCATCTTGGCGCTCTTTCAGCTCTTTCAGTCTGCGAGTTGTTTCTCTTTTCTCCAAAGAAATAACCCCTGATCGCTTGCTTTTCCCCTGCTCTGCCTCGATGAACCCTATGAAACCGTGAACCGTGTCCTTTTCAAGCAAACCTTTTTTACGAGCTGCGAACCTTTCGGCGTAAATTTGTAGTTCTGAAATACTTATCATAAAAAATAAAACAAGCTTAATTAGCTTGTTCTTTTAATTCCTCTACTGGTTTTGCTGCTCCTTTATCCCACAATATTTTCTCAATTTCGTTATCTAAATGGTTCTGAACTCTTTTTAAATCATTCAAATTTCCCTCAAAAGCGGTGTTATAAGTCTTTGCCATTTCGGGAACGCCGGCTTTTGCAGTTTTTTGAATTGTAATTTGAATTGTTGACATTTTATTTTATAGAATTTTATAATTAAGCTTTTTCTTAAAGTTGTCCTCGCGATTTTCTTTGAAAACATCAAATGAATCACAACCATAACGCTTATTCATTCTGTCTTGAACTTCCAATTTACCAATACCCTCAACCTCTATTATGCTCCCAAAGGGCAAACAATTATTTGCGACATATCCAATTTTAACATCTTTCCCACTCGCAGTTCTTCTTGGATTTCCGTCAGTTTGTCCGGGTTCGGCGTTATAAGTAAAAAACACGCCGGACTTGTAGACAACATCAATTTTTGGATCTTCAACTCTTGTAATTTCAACTGGTATGGTGTCAGCTCTTGCATACTCATTATTTATAATTATAACCTTTTTTGATGAAAGCGACAATGGCAAAGTTATGCACACTATTGCGAAAATCGTCCAAGCGATAATTTTCATATTTTGTTTTTACTGGTTAGATTTCACCCTGTGGATCACCCAGTTCCATTAAGCCCATTATACACCCAAAAAGGAAAAATGTCAAGCGTCTAAACCTCGCTTTCCAGCCGATTAACTCGCGACGCCGGCACATATTCACAAGCAATATCTGCCTCCTTAAATATCTTACTTATTTCTAACGCTCCGACCGGATTATCCGAATGAATAATTACTTTTTTTACCGGAACATACGCCGCGCAAATATACCTCGCCACTGCTGAAAAATTTTCAGGACTTGGAAATGGTCTGATCGTTCCAGCTACTTCAACAGCATAGGAAATATCGTGATCAATGGAAATTTCGTCAACCTCTTTGCCAAACATCGCCAAAAATCTGATAGCGTCGGTCACGGTTCTAGCTTGTTGCCAGCCCTCCGGCGCTGGACGAATATCGTCTATAAATAGTTTCATATTTTTATAACTCGCCGGCTGTTTTAGGTATGGAAAACAATTTACCGCTCTATACCATTCCTATTATGGCAGATTAAGCGCACCGGCATTTGATTATTTTTTATATTTCTTTGCGCACTCCTTGCAATAAGTTTTAAGCCCGTCTTTGCTTGATTTGTCTTTGTAAAACTTTTTTACACCCATTCTCTTTTTGCATTGAGAACATTTTTTTGTTGTTGCCATAATAACACCTCCATTCTATTTTTAATTTTTATTTCTATTTCTCCTCCAATATCAATTTTTTAGCTTCATCAAATTTGATGATATTTCCGTAAAGCGCACTGCTCAAATCTCCGGCTACTCTCTCCAAAACATACGCCGCATTTGCCTCATTTTTAGCCTTGGCTACTTTGTATTGCTGGCGATATGCTTCCACCTCCTGATCAAGCCTGAATTTATCATCTGCCAAATATTGCTTCCACCATTCATCTCTGCCCATTTTTGTTTGCTGGAATACGTGCGTCAATTCGTGCGCCACCAAGTGAAACGGCATTTCCATAAGGGTTTTATAGCTAGAATACATCGTGTCCCCGTATGTGAAAATGATATTCCCCAAATCAAGCGCACTTTTAATCTTGAATTTCTTTAATACTTTATCCAATAAGGGAAATTGATCATCAGAAATAAAAACTTTCATTCGCTCCAGCTCGTCTTGACACTCACCACAATAAGCCGATCCGTCCCGTCTTGATCTGAAACAATTTTTGCAAAACCCGACTGCGTTTGGAATTTTAAATTCTTGAATCATATTTTTATTTTTTAATTTTATCAGATTTTTTAAAGTTCACTTTATAGTCCGGCTCATAAACATTCCCGAAAGGATCGGATATCTCCACTGTTTTACCGTCCATTAAAGTCGTCATCGCTATATCTGAAAGAAGTATTTTATTGGCTTTTATTTCGCTGGTCAATTCCTCTATCTTTTCATAGGCTCGACCCATTTTGTTTTGAACTGCCAATTCAATGGCTTTCTTTTTTTCTCTCAACTCCTTAGCTTTTTGCACTACCTCCTGATAATTATCAGTGTCGTTTAGTGCGTCGCGATACATCTCTTTCAACCCCTTTAGCTCTTTTTTGTCCTCGACTATTTCATCGAAAACCATTTGCAACTGTCGCATAATTTTTAATTTTTAATAATTATTACTTAATTTAATCTTTTGTGCAAAAGTGGCTCTTCTTCCATATCCGCTGCCATTCTTGCCGCTAGCTCTGCCTCCCTAATATCTTCTGCGGTGATTTCTTTCTTAGCTCTTTTTTTCCTAAGCTCCTCAATTTGCTCCTCCGTTAGATTTGAATACAATTCATATTTTTGGATAAAAGCTTCAGAGAAAACTTTTTTTTCAAGCTTTTGCTTTTCGTCAAACGCTTTTTTCTCTTTTTTGTATATCCTGCGATATTCATAAAAAGCTACTTGAAACTCCTCAAATTTTTCGGGTGTGCATTTTATGAGAATATAATTGGAATTATACGAAACTTTTTCGCCACCTATCACCTTGAAGTATATTTGAAAGGCTATGTCTTGGTTTAAAAGCCCCTTATAATAAAATTCAAAGCTTTTTTCCTCATTGTGTTCCGCCATTACATCATCAAAATTCAAATCCTTATTCTCGCATATCTTTTTGATTATCCTAATGGCGTTTTCTTTTTCACCTCCCTCGCCTCTTTTAGCTAATGCTATTATCTTTTTTAATTTTTCATCCATTTTTTTATATTTTATATTTTTTACCTACTTTGATAACTGAATACGTATCCAGCGCTCGATCTTCCAAAAAAAATCTTGAATTTGAACGTCCCACCGATCAAAAACGCTATATCGAAACTGTATAAAATCCATTGCTTTCACGTCGCTTCTTGGTTGCTTGATTATGGTGTTTTGCGGATCGAACCCTGCCGCAATAAGACGATCATTCAATTCGTCCCTGAACGATTCCTCATCTTGCTTGGCGACATCTGAACTTGCCACTGTGATTCTCAAAATTTTCATCTTGGTTTTATTTAAGAGTTATAATTGGTTTTTTCTTTGTTGGCTTGGCTTTTTTGTCATATCTGCCAATAGCTAGCGCTCCGCAAAATATCCCCGTCGTCCTAAATCTTTCGTGAAATATCTTTTTGTTTTCCTCCCTGATATTCGGATTAACGAAACAACAGCCGATTCCCATTTCCTCGCAAAGCAGATAAGCTGTTGCCAATACTGCGCCGGCGTCCAAATATGGCATAAACTTTATTTCATCGCCTGCCTTATAAGCCAACGGATCAGCGAATAAAAGAATAATTTTGTCCGCCCTATGTATCCAGCCGACGCCACCGACCAAAAGCGCCCCCAGCAATTCCTTTTTCGTCCTGTCCTGCGCCGTGGTTGCATAAATAGCTTCACGACTGCAAGAGCTAGGAACTTTAGCCATATTTTCCAGTAAAAAATCAAACTCGCTGTCCGTGATCGACTCTCCATTGAAAACCCTTTGGCTTGATCTGTTGTCTAAAAGCGTAACTAGCTGAGCCTTTTTTCGCTCCTGCCCTTTTTTGTATCGCTCTTGAAAAATATCTTTTTTCATATTATTTTATCTCTTAACCTATATAATTTTTCCCACAGCTTATCGCAATATTGGTCTAGCCATTCAAAAAGATCTCTCGACACTAATGCTATCGCTTGCATTAGAATAACCGGTATCGCTAGCATAATAAGTGGAATAAATTTGATAACAATTATTGTTTTTTTCATATTTGTTCGTCCAATTTATCTGTTATTTGTTTTGTGCTTCCCCAAAAATGCTTGGCGTAGATAGTCCCGTCCTCCTCGTATTTGCAACCAGTATAATGTTCGGGAATAAAAGTGAAGCTCGGAAGAATTGCGATCGGGTAGGCATTTGACGCCACGGCTCTCGTCAGCAAAGCGTTCCCCGTCACTTTCCATACTTCGTCATATAAAACATCGTCTTGTTTTTCTAAAAATTCAATCATTCCCTCGATCAGCTTATCTTTCGGGCAAGCCCCAATGTGAGGAGAAAGCAACCCCGGACGCACTTTTTCATTTTCAAAGCAGCAGAATAATCCTAAAGGAAGCAAATCATCAATCGGATTGAGGCATATACTATCCGCCGGAGCGACAAATCCGCCGAATTCACTTAAAACTTCATACCGGATTAAGTCAGCCACTCCATTCCAGCGTTCCGCAGCCCACATCTGATCTATCTGCTTTTGACAGCGCCATTTCATCTTTTTAACCGTTTCATTATTCCATTCGAAAAATTTAAAATCCGGGTGTTTGTCTTTCCAAGTCTGCATTAGTTTTTCAGGCTTCGGGTGACTGCCAACCCAAATCTGATGAATTATGCTCGGTATTTTTTTCATAAAACTTTACCACACTTCAAACAAGATATAGTATCCTTAGTTTTCATTGTGCTGTTATCAAATTGTCGCTGTTTATAAAGTCCACCCTTGCAAGCCGGGCAATTACCCAAAACATTCGGCTGCTTTTCTGCTGGCTTTTCTTCTTTTTTTTCTTCTTCCATATTTGTAATTTTACCGTTATTTATTTCTATATTAAAATCTTTTTGCCAATAGTTTTCATCGCTTTGCGGAAAATCATCAATACAAACCATTTCCTCTGATCGTTCCGTTATCCCCTTTTTAGTAGCGCTGACCTTTTTATGAACGCTTAATTTCCCCTGTAAAAATTCCAATCCGTTCCTAGTCAAAACCCAAAAACCAGTCTTTTTATTCCCGTCCTCTGCCTCCCATTTTGCCACCAATCCGAAGTATCTTAATTTCTGAAAATTGCACCATTGATTGATTGAAAAGTCCAACTCTTTCGTTATATGAACCTTGTTTTCCCCTTTTTCTTTCGCCCTTTTAGCGAAAATTATTAGATCCCGAACCAATCCAGTCGTCAATGAGTGCGTTGCTACTTCTTTTTTTTCTGCCCCACAATAAGGGCAAACTTCTTTTTCCTCCATATTTTTTTACTTAATATTTTATTAAACATTCGACAGTCGCAAGATACATATACCACCGTCCTGCCTGCTTTTGGATTTCCGAGATAAGAATAGCCAATCTGTTTCAATGTTATGCAGCCAGTTTTCCCGTCGTGCCGAGAGGCTTTCAATATCTTTCTTGGCGTTCCGTGTTTGCCGTATTTTATCCAATCGCCAGTTTTAAGATTTTGCCAGCTACTTTTTCTCATCGCTTTTTCTGAATTGGCTGGCTTGCGGACAATCAAAGAAATGAGAAACTAGATCACCATTCCCCAGCCTCGATAGCGGCATTGGCTTTCCGCTCTTTCCCTCGACCCAATAAATATCCTTTCCACAGCCGGAGCAATTACCATTGGAAAATGTGGGAGTTTCCAAATCTTTGTATCCCTTATTTGTTTTGATTCTGATTTTCATTTTTTTAATTTTTTAGCTGAAATTACTCTAAATTCATCAAAATCCTCCACTATAAGGACGGGGCATTTTAAATTATCTCCGAGCCACCTAGCGACTTCTTCCAGCCATTCACGCTCTTTAAGCGGCTTTGCCTTGATCGCCAAGACTTCCCCCGGCTTGATTGAAATTTTCTTTAGCTCACTTAATTTTATTGTTTTTTCCTCCATAGCCTTTTTTTAATATTTAATCTAATTCCTTAAAAACATCTCGCGCGGCGTCCTGCAATCTTTTAACTTTCCATTTTAGCTTTGGATCGAAATTGCTCTCCACCTCGACTTTTTCCGCTTGTTTTTTAACCAACTCCGCCCAATCGTAGAAGTCCATAATGACATAAACTTCTTCAAATTCAGGCTTGGCTGGATTTCTGACTGCTAATACCGACATATTCCCGTTCGTCTTTTGCCTCTTTAGTTGCTCAACGTATTCCGGCATTTTCCACGTTGCTTGATTTTTGGCTTCTATCTCCATATCGAAGTTGGGAATACGAACGTCATTTTTATCAAGCCCTGCTCCGCTGGCGCTCGTTTTATAAGCCTTTGCGTCAATAAGCTCTCGACATTTTTCAACCAGCCAATTTTCAAGGCGTATAGCTTTATTCAAAGAGCTTCTCTGTTTCATTTTATTGGTGGACTTTTTTAATAGTTTTTTCGTTTGAATCTCCTCCGATCTCGACGCTTCTTCGATAGAAATTAGGATCGAATTTGCCGCCTACCCAAGTCTGCTGCTTCACCGTTTTAAAAGCGTTTAGGTGCTTTCTAAAATCCTTGCTTCTTTCGTCATCGTCCCACATCTCTCTCAATTTTCCCTCAATAACATCGTAATCTCCTTTGATGATCATCACCACTTTTCTTTCATTGCTCCGGTCGTATTCAAATGGGAACATTCCGAGATAGGCGATATAAGCCATTTCCATTTGATCCGCTGTTTCATACTCATTTATCATATTTTTATTTTTTGAATTATTACTGAAATTAGAAAACTTATTGCCTCTGATATTTTGACGTTCCGCACTTCCCGTTGATAGACACGATTCATTCTAGCGAGTTCCTGCGTTTGGCTCTCTATCTTTTTCGCTTGCAGATCCAACGCTCTCTCGTAGTATTTGATGTCTAGGTGCGGTGCGGCGGTATAAGCCGCGCCCTTTAATTCTTCGGAGAATTTCTCCTCCTCCTTTTTTATTTGTTTCTCTGACATAAATTTATATTTTGAATTTACGGTATGAAAATCCTCCTTTTTCCCAATTAGGAGTTCCACACTTCAATTCGTAATAATTTATTTTTCTCACAACGCCAGTATAAGGATCTCGTATAATCCTTTTACCGTCCTCAATATCTCTAATTACAAAATGTTGCTGTTGCCCGGCTAAATTAGCAAAATCAACCTCCTTAATAGTAGGATTCCAATCCGGCGCTTTGTTTATATCTTTTTCTTTGCCTAAAAACTCAAACCCCAATGTCCGCGCGATCGCTGTGTCATCAAGCATTGAATTACCTGAATAACAATTTCCAGCAAGAAGTTTGGCGTCCAAGTCCTTGACTGATATTTTCTTTCCGATTTTTCTTTCATACATATACTTGACGCAAAGAAATTTGCAACCGTAAGTGGAAATAAGTAGCTTTGTATTACCAAATCTTATATCACCATAGGCTAACTGATTTTCAATTTCAACCGGAACGTCATCAGCGTCCACCGTCCCCGAAATATACAGATCCGCTATTTTCGTACCAACGGAAACACCCAAATCAGTCGCTACGGCTGTCGCGTAATTCAAGGGATTATTATTGTCCGCGCTTGGAGCATAGACTTTATAAAAATCCAAAAGCGTCATCGTCGGCTTATAGCTTCGCAGTTCTCCGGTGCAAGCATAAATCAAAAATTGCTTCAATGCTGAAAACCCTTTTTCATAAGTCGGGAATACCGCCAAATTATTCACACAGCTTGTCGCCCCAAATTCTCCCATAACAAGAGAAGAACAGCGGAAATTGCCGGGATTATTGTTTCTGTAAGCAGCTGATCCGGGGAAATATCCCTCGTGTTTTTTTATCGCCAGCGCCCACGCCTCAATCATATTCTTGGCTTCTTCAATTTTGGAAATTTTGTATCCCTCCATATCGACTATAATTTCCAATGCGTCAGAATAGTCCGCGGCTTCAATTTCAAAACTTGGCTTCGTCGAATGTTCGACTTTGAACTTGCTCATTTTGATTATTGTTTTAATTATTATTTCTTGGACTTTTTCAACTTAACTATTTTAAATCCGTTTTGTTCCGGTTCTCGAAATGGGACTATCTCAAGTTTCAAATGCTTTGCCAATTCGTCAACGCCCTTTGCCATACTTAAATCTGTTTTTTCTGCTGTATCAGCCACCTTATCTATCCTTTCTAACAACTTATTCATTCTGTCGTGAAGTTCCATTTTCAGCTCAAACATTTTATTGCGCTCGGCACGTTCTTGGCTATAATCGCTAACAAAAATACTTGCTTCTTCTATAAAATCATAGAATTTCACCTCCCTGTTTAAATCTTCGGCTAACTTCTCTATTCCTCTCCTCGCCGCTTTATCCTTGCGAGAAAAAAACATTCCATCAAACCACAATGCGACGACTAGCCCTGTTAAAATTCCTACTAACATATTTTTTTATTTGTTATTTTGATTATCACGGTCTATTAAAAGGTCAATATTTGGGAATTCAATGTCTATTCCTAGACGTTCTAACACGGCTTTATCAAACAATCGCTGGACTTCCGAAAATTCTTCTTTCGTCAAATCGGCTGTGCTGTTTTTTCCATACATCTTTTTTCCGGTAGTTCGGAATGAATCTTTTAGCAAACTTTCTGTAATATTCATTTCTGTCGGGTGCTTGATCCATAAATCAATCGTCTGACCCCTCTTTTCGGCTTCGGTTGCTATCTGATCCAGCCATAAGTGCAAGGCGTTATTTTGAGCGTCTGACCGCAATCCGCTAATACACTTTACGCTTACGGCGTTTAGCCCCATAATTTTCATCGCCTCTTTCACTATTCCGATACCTTTCTCCTGCGTTTCGGAACTAGCTTTGAAATTTATGATGACTTTATATTCTCGTTCTTTTGATTTGATTTCCTCCATATTTTTTTAGAAAGGCACGTCCTCGATTTTAACTTCATTTGGATCTTCGTCTAAATTTATCGTCGGGATTTCTTCTTCTTTTGCCGGAGTGCTAGGCGCTGTCGGAGCTGGCGCGGCATACCCCTGCGGTTTATTTCCCATTTGCAGATTGTTTCCAACAATTTCCGTGACGTATCTTTTTATCCCGTCTTTGCCGGTATAGTCGCGAGTTTCTATCCTCCCCTCGATATAACATTCCTGACCTTTTGTGAGATACTGACCGGCAATTTCTGCCAATCTTCCCCAAACTACAATGTTATGGAAAGTCGCTTTTTCTTGTTTTTGACCCTGCTTGTCTTTCCATTTTTCGCTGGTGGCTATCGAAAATTGAGCCACCGTTTGACCTGTTTGCGTAGTCCGGACAACCGGATCTTTAGTGAGGCGTCCGGCGATAAGTGCTTTATTGATATTCATAAAATTAAATTTCTATTGAATCAACTTTTTTATAAAGCGTGAAGTAATTTCCGACCCTAATCACCAGCATTTCTCCGCTCTCTTTTAATTCTTCGGTATATCCGTTCTTTTTCAACCACGCCTTATACTTCCGGTTTTTTTCAGTCTTTTCCTGCAACGCTTTTTCGGCTTCGGCTTTCTCGGTAGCTTCGCGCGCTAATCTTGCATTTTCTGCGGCAATCTTTTTTTCTTTTTCTTCCTGCTCTCGCTTGACCTTTTCAACCGCTTCCTGCTTTTCTTTTTCAGCTTTTTCGGCAGCCTCTTTTTTCTCTCGTTCGGCTTTTTCTTCCGCTTCTTTCTTCGCATTTTCCGCAGCTTCTTTTTTGGCGGCTTCCAGTTCTTCAAGTCTTTTCGCTTCGGCTTCTTTGGCAGCCTCTCGCTTTCCTTGCTCCTCGACAAACACCATTTTCTTTTCGGTATAAAAAGCGGCAAATTCCTTTTCGTCCATTGCGACTATTTCGTCATCGGAAATTATTGGAATAAGCTCCTGCAATTCTTCCAGCATTTTTTTCCGGCTAGGCAACAGAATGGCTCTTTCCTGACGCTTCTTTTCTTCGTCCACGGCTTCAAGTTCTCCCTTTAATTTGGTTTCAGTCGGCTCAATCATCGCAATCAGTTCTTTCTCCTGCCTTAAAACCTCCCTCTGCCACGCCAACGCCTCCTCGCGCTGTTCTTTCCCAAATTTAGTGATCTTGATCCGGTAGTCGGCTAATTTCTTCTTGCCGACCTTTACCGCCTCGTATCCGGCGACGTCATCAATGCCGGAAATGGTCAATCCCTCGACTTCCAAGACGGCAGCTTGAATTTCGGCTTTTGTAGGATTGAATGGTGTAATTTCTTGCATATTTTTTTACTTAATATTTTTTAATTTTTCCTCAAAACTTTTCATTATGGTTTTTCCTTTTTCGATCCCCATAATGAGCTTTTCCTGACTGGCTAGATCCGGCTCAATACGGAACACCAGCATATTTTTATCAAAATTAGGATTATAAAATACGAGATCCCACCACTTTCGTTCTGATACCAGCAAACACATCTGAACTTGCCACCGATATTTCTGATCAATCGCTTTTTCTCCGTCCATTAAGATTTTGAAGAAATTGACATCGTTCGGGCATTTGATTTCGATTCCTCCGTCCTCTCCAATTAGCCCGTCCGGGCTACACCCTGTAAATTCGTCCATTTCAACAAATCCGACTTCCTCCACTTTCTCTCTCTCGATTTCATAAGTCATTCTTGCTTGTTCCTCCAATTCCACTCCACGATCCATATCGCCATTGCTGTAATTTTCCTTATTGTTGGAATATTTTTCAGCAAGCAAGGCAATGATATAACTCTCTAGTCCCTTTCCGTTCGCCGCGATACATTGAGCATTAGAGGCGGTAATTTTTCCCTTTCTTATTTCAAACCAGTCCTCACTTTTTTGAGGCATTTTGTGAATTTTCATTTTCGATAAAAGACTTAATTTCATTAGCTCGGCGGATAACTTCTTTATTCGCCTTGATCTCTTTAGCAAAGCTCGACCAAACTTTTTTGAGATCCTCGATATTTGAACTTTTTTCAATGAGCATTATTGCTGCCTGAACCTGTCCTGTGCTGGCTTCGCCAACTCCCTCGCCATTTTTATCCTCATCTCCCGTTAAAATTCCAAAGGCGTTCATAAAGGCATAGCGCTTGGAAAAGGTTGACGCCGCGGCAATTACTTGTCCGGGCGACATAATCCCCGTGCCAGTTCCCGACGGAATTTCCATTTCGCTTTCTTCGTTGTGTCCGGCGATATGCTTGACGATACAGATTGATTTTACTTTCCCGTCCGCGACCTCTGTCTTAATCGTATAACTCAATCCGTATTTAGCCAATACCGGCTTAACTTGATTCACAATGTCGTCGAGCGTAGCGTAATAATAAGCGACTTCTCCGGCTTTAGTCTTTCCGCCGGCAGTCTTTTTCTTAATCTCCGGAAATTCAGCTTGTGCCTTTGCCATTGCAAAATCAAACTGCTCTTTCGCCCACTCCGCTTTAAGTTCTTTCCTCATCGCCAAGAATTTTTCCACCACAGCCGGATCGGTTTTTTGCTTAATGGCTTCCATAAGCATACCCTCTACCGACGTCTTTTGCGCTTGATATTCCGCAATCGCTGGCTCGGAATATACCGCAACCTCTTTTTTTTCTTCGACTTTTTCAGGCGTTTCCGCCTTTTTTTCTTTAGTCATATTTTTACTTAATATTTATTACTTATTTAAAGTTTTTATTTTTAACAATTCCGCAATGAATGAAACCCATTTCTCAAATCACTATAATCCAAAGTGTCTTTACCTGTTGTCATATTTTTTTCTTTTTGAAGCGCTGATTCCGGCTTAATTTGCCACCTGATAATTTCCATTAACTGACAATTGTGCTGACGCATAGTTTCCAAACGCATATCTATTGAATTTTCAATCCGATCAAGTTTCCCATTTGCTCTATCAATTTCATCTCCTTTATCCTTTAATTTTTCCTCCAAATATTCAATTCTATCGTGCTGACTGCGAATTAACTCATCTTGCGACCTCAACAACTCCGTCCTTTTTTGCTCCTTTGTTTTTTTTGCTTTTTTCATAGCATTTTTAATTTTATTTAATTATTTATTAACACTAAATTTACCTGCTAGATTTTTTGCGAAATGAGATGATCCGGTTATTTTTTCCCTAGTCGCTTTTATCCGCTCCTGCATTGCCACATCTTCCGGCGGTCTTTCTCCAAAATCACTACGGAGAGCATTACGGAGAAAAGCCTTATAATCCTTATATTGTTTTCCTTTAGCCAAACAATAATCATACAGCGTTTCAGCTTTCTTTTTTATCCCCTGCTCATAGACATTAAATTTTTCTGAAAATTCTTTTATCGCTTCGGGAGGTATCTTCTTTAAAAAGGAGAGGTGGCGTTCCGGCTTATCTTCTTTCTTCTTCTCTATTCTATTCTTATCTATTCTTATCTTATCTGATGTTATCTTTGCGTTATCACGCTCGTTATCATTTTGGTGCTTTTCCCTAAATCTTTTAACCCTTTCATATCCAGTAAGGCTTGTTTCCTGCCTTTTATTCCAATTTAGTATCGTTATCTTTGCGTTATCATTGGCGTTATCAATCGTTATCATTTGCAGTTTTTCGAGCTTTTTTAGTATGCCCTCTGTTCGTTCAAATTCGGGATCAGTAGTATCAATTCCTGCCTGAATCATCAGTTGGCGTTCAGATAGAAATGTTATCATTCCGTTATCATTTTCGTTATCATTGACAGAGGCATATGAAAGTAGTGTTATCCAACAACTCCGCTCACTTGCGGTTAGTGTTAAAATTTTTGGATCGCTCAAATATTCTTGCCCGTAAAATTTAAACCATTTCATAAATTTTTATATTTAATATTCCAAGTGAAAAACTAAAAACACCTCACCGGTATGAAAAGCGTCGTGAAACGCAACCCGATGAGGTGGTGTAAATTTTCCAAATTGTGATCACGATATTTTTCATAATTCCATAATACGCTATTTTTCAAAGCCTGTCAAGGGGCTGTGTTTATGCTATTTTTTTGAGTTATCCACAGCCCATTTTACAAAATTTATTTTTGTGCTTCTTTCAAAATTTGATTATAAGTTTTGTATTTATTTCCACTAGATTTTTTAGCGTCATTGATTATTTTTTGATAGCTGTCCGGTTCTTTTTCGGCGTTCTTATTTTCAATCTGCTTTACCGCAGCCGGTTTCAATGCGCGCTTAATAGTGTTTAATCCTTTTAGATCCCCCTCCTCATATCCGTCGCCGGTAGTTTTGTATTTTTCCAAGAGTAATATCTGTTTTGTTCCGGCGGCAAGATTGGTCAAAAACGACACTACGCGCGGTTCGGAAAATACCAGCGTCGGATCAAGCGCACCGAAAATTGAAAGCAAGTCGCGAGTAGAGCGCTTGATGAGTTTTCCGATAAATGAATCATCATCGTCGTCCACGATTGATTTGAGCAGCAGCCCAAGTCCGCCGACTATAATGACCGAGCGCAACATTTCCGCCCCCTCTTTGGATTTGAAATTTCTTGTCTTTAAGAGATACGCCGAATCCTTGCCAAGAGAGCGCAGGATCGGGATAGCCCAAGTTTTGTATTGAGTGACCAACCCACCGGCAGAAGTGTTGCCTACGATTGATTTTGCCCCCTCCACGACGCGCCAGCGTCCCATATCTCGCTTCATATCAGCAAGGCGCTGTGGCGATACCGTTTCAGCCTCAAATTCCTCGCTAGAGAGCGATCCGAGCAGATATTGGCGATTAGCCCTCACCTGTGAATCTCGAAACAGCACAAAGAGAGTTTCAAAAAATTTATCCCCTGTGTTTTTGCTTACTTCCGAAAGTTCCGTCCACGGATTTTTCCCTGTAAAATTCCTATATTTTTCAACTATCCGCTTTCCTTTAGCCGTATTTGCCCGTGCAATTCCTTTCACATATTTGGCGCTTCCTTGCATTGTGTAATTTGCCGACTGTTCGCCAAAATTTGAGGCAATTCCGCCCGGAATACTCAAGCCAAGATCCAATATCGAAGTGAAGAATCGAAGCGCGTGAAGCGAAACATCAGCTTTTCCGCCTTGTTTTAAGACGCCGCCAAAGTCGAATTTTCTGCCTTTCTTATTATTGATCCAAACATTGATGAATTTCTTTAAGCTACGATCAGCAATCAATCCCCTTTCGGTCGTTTGTTGCGGAGTGATTGAGTAAGCAAAAATATCCAGTTTCGGAATAAGCGAATCCAGCGCGCGCTTCTTTTCAAATGTCCGAGTATAAGTCAGGAACGCTTTTGCCACATTTTCGCTTGGTTTCAATTCGCCGGTTCTGCGAAGCGAAAACTGAAAGAATTTTTCGAGCGGCAAAATGTCGCCGGTTTCCCCGGAAAGAATTTCAAAAGTCGCGGCGTCCTCTTTCTGCTGGACAAACATTTCCTTGAACGCATTGGCAAATCCGTCCGCTTTCCAAGTTTCAAAGAAGTCCCGACGGATATGCGTAATGTAGTTTTCTCTTGCTGATTTCAATGTTTGAGTAGCAAGCAGATAGTCCCTCATTTCTTCAAATTTTCTCCTGATGTATTCCGCCGCTTCAATTTCCTCATTGGTCATATCTTTCGCCAAAGTGGTCTTATCGGCGCTTTCAAGATACTGGAAAATATTAGTATCTTCCGGCACAATCTTTTCGCTCAAACTTCTCGTTCTTGATTTTCTCGCTTTTTTAATCAACTCATTGGCTTCCTTTTCAATTCCTAAATATCGGCTGTCGGCTTCCAACATTGCGAGATTAGTTTCATCAACCAGCATTTTATAGAACGGATTTTTTTCCGCTAGAGCCGTATCGTAGCGAAGCCTGTCCATTGTCGGAGAAACTACCACGCTTCCGGCGTCCAGCGTTTTAACGCCCAACCTTTCGGCTAATTTTTCACGAGCTTCCCGAAGTGTCCGAATTCCTTTGAGATCGGTATTGTCAACGGTTTCAATCTGGCGCTGCGTAAAGAATTGATCGCCGAAGTGAGTGGATTCAAGCGCCTTGTCAAATTCCCGAAGCTGATCGTAAGTCATTTTGTCGATCGGCGGCAATTTCATCGCGCGGCGTAAATTGTCGGTCTTTTTAAGCTGTTTGTATTCTATCTGCGCCACCACCATTTCACGCGCCTGCGACCGGAGAATTTCTTTTTCCGCTTGTTTTTCGATATGATTCATAAAGCCCTCGAATTCATCGTCCGTCATATACTGAACGCTTTGCGTTCCGCCGATAGCATTGAACTGTTTGCTGGATAATCCGAAGAAGTCTTTGGCGGCTGCCACCTTTTCTTTGCGGTGCTTCCATTGGCTTAATTTCTCTTTATACTTTTTGCGCATTATGTCACCGCCGACTTTCATACCCAAGTAAAACGAGTTTTTATCGTCCTTTGCTTGCCGCAACAGTTCCTCTGTCCGTTCTAGATCCGCCGAAATTTCCCCGTAAAGTTTGTCGGTATAAGAGAGTAATTTTTTGACGGCGGTTTCCGGCTTAATTGGAGCGACGCGGCTCAACTGATCCTCTAAATATTCCTGACCATTATCAAATCCGGCTTCGCTGGCGAGCGAATCAATTTCCATTCCACGGGTATATCCGCGCTGGATATAGGTTTCAACCCGATCGCTTTCCACGACCACATAGCGACCCTTTTTATCCATTAAGAATCCGCTACCCATTGCGTCCTTGATTGCCCCCTCCTTTTGAAAATATGGATTGTTTTTAATTCCAGCTATAACATCTTTGTTGGCGTCGGCATAGCGCTGAACTTGAATTTCAGTTTTTTCAATCATCGCCTTGCCTTGTTCTGAACTCAAAAATTCTTTTTCAATCGCTCTTTTTTTCTTCAAAAGCTCGTTTCTTTTTTGGACAACCTTTGAAAATTTTTCCGTTGATGTTTCCTTTTCCGGCTCGGTTTTTTCCTCGGCTTTGCCGATTATGTTTCCGGCTCGCTCGTATTCCCTCACCTGCACCCCGGCTCTTTCGTGGGAGCGGACGGTTATCGTGCCTTTTCTTTTTACTTCTTCCTCCTCGGCATAAAAGCGATATACACTCTCATCGGTCGTTGCCAGAAAATCTCGCTTTCCCTCTTGGAGTTGCTCTATCAAGCGGTGGCGTCCGTCCAAAATTCCATATGTTCCGTCCTCATTTTTGCTCACCAATATCGGCAAATAAGACATAGATTTTCTACCTTTTTCCACGTCGCGCATTGCGTCAAAAATTTCCGAATCAATATTTATTTTTTCCAGCGGAATACTGATTATCTTTATTTCCGGTCGGCGCTCTTTGAGCGTGAAGCTAGAAAGTTTATTTTCTTCTTGACTGTTTTTATCGACAAATTTTATGCTGCCGGACTGATGACCGCTTTCCCTCAACTCTTTCATATACTGATTGCTTCGGGAAAACAGATCCGTTCCGTTTTGCGTAAATAGGTCGGCATAAACGTCAAAAGCATTAAAGCGCTTGACCTGCTTTTCAAATTTTCCGCTGATTTTATTGATGATTTTTATGATCTGCTTAATGATGTTCCGGATAGACTGCAAGACGGTATTTTTGTTGTAAAAATCCTTATTTCTTAAACTCCATTGCACCGCTTCATCTGCCATTCTCATCGGGTTGTCCCTGTATTTTTTGCGGTAAGATTCCAGCGTTTCCTTGCCAAAAATGGAAACAAGGTCATCTTCCGAAAGGCTTTCGTAGTATTCCAATACTTTGCTCCTGCCCTCTTTGCCTAAAAGAGAAGTCGCTAAATGCCCTATTTCCTCGCGCAAAATCATATCCACGTCGCCCTCCGAAACCGACCTCGAAAGAGCGATTGTCATTGTTTTCGGATCAAAATATCCGCCAAGATTATTCCCCAACTTATCCACAATATCCGTCATCACTTCAAATTGTAGCAATTTTCTGACGCTAGGATTTGTTTCGCTTTCTATTTCCCTTATTTTATTTTCAATCTCCTCTTTGCCGAGTATCTCATCTATTTTTTTATTGTCGAATTTCGATAAAACTTCCTTTGATTTATTGTCAAAATTTTTCCTGTTCTCATTGATAGACGACATCACGTCGTTTTCGACTTTGATCGCGGAAACTAGGTCGCCGACTATGCCCGTCAATTTTTTTGCTTCTTCACCGACGGCATACGGATAAACGACATCGTAATCGGAAACCTCGTTAATATCCATTAAGTTCACAAGAAAGTCATTTTGGTATCCGCCTGCTTTCATTTTTTCTTTGACAAAAACCTCAAAAGCTCTCGCTCCGAGTTCGGTTGATTGCAAGTAATATAATTTTCCCTTGAATCTGTCGGCTTCTTTTGACCGGCTATATACTTCGGACGACCGTAAAAATGACATCAATTTTTCAAATTCGGCGTTGAGTTCCATTCTCCCGTAGTCAAGCGTTCGAGTAATAAACGACGTTTCCCTGCCGGATTTTCTCGATAGATAATTGTCAAAGGCGTGCCACCATTCGTGAGCGATAGTCCCAGCACCGTTCTCTTTGGTTATGTTTATCACGACTTTCCCCGGCTCGTAATGCGCCAGCGCTCCGGAAACTCCGCGCGATCCGAAAGCAAATCCCAACTCTCCATTAAGAGAAATTGATTTGTCGGATACCCCCATAATATTTGCCAATTCTTTGAAAGCGTCATATGCCATATTGAGGCGTGGCACACGTTCTTTTTGCGATACCCAATTTCCAAACTCAACGCCACGAAATCCAAATGTATCCATAAATTCGTTGGCGCTGATATTTTTCCCGTCCCGATAAGATTTTCCGGCGTTTTCATTTTCCTCTTTTCTAAAGACATTTTCATTGAAAGATCCAAGCGTTTCAACCCGACTGACATATTCGTCTATCTTTTCTTTTTTGGCTGCGCGCGCTTCTTCGATTGTATTGAATTTTTCCAGTTCGATGAATTTCCCGTTTTTCTTATAAGCCACCATTATATTTCTGCCGCTTCGAGATGAAAATACGGAAATGCTGTCCGCTATATTTGATTCCCCTCGTTCCTTTTTGTCCGCTGAAAGATATTCCGCTACTTTGGCATAAAAGTCCTCTTGCGAACGTCCTGAAACTCCATATACGCTTTTACCGTTTTGCGTGAGATAAAATTGTCTGACGACTTCGCTCCGTTTTTCTTCTTGTATGGTTTTTACCCAATCGCTTGCGCTAACCGCGTATTTTCTTATTTTTTCATTATTAACGAAATCAAAATGTTGATACATTGCCACCGATTCCTGCATACTTATATCCTTTGATAAAAATTCTTCCGTAGCTGAATTGATCCTCGCTGGCATAGTTATCATACCTTTTGCGAAAGTCCGCAGCGCTTTCACGCCCTCGACCCATTTGCCAAGTTTATACCGGTTTGTGGTCAATTTTTTTCCGAGATTTGAAACGAAAAAGTTATATACGCCAAGTGATTCTTCCCCGACGCCGTTTTCAATAACGCTCTTATAATCGACTTCCGGTATGGCTTTTTCACGGGAAATGTCAGCAAGCTCCTGATCGGAATATTCTTTCATAACTGATTCTTTCGTCCTTTGATAGACGTCTTTTTTCGCTCCGCCTATTTTTTCGCCGACGTCCTTGTTATCGACGTCGCTAAATTCGGCGATTTCCTTTTTCTGTTCGATGATTGCTTCTTGATTGGAAAATAGATCCGGCTGAATTTCGGTTTCTTCCAGCGCCTTTTTTACTCTTGGCTTGATATGCTCATCGACGGCTTTTTGGCTATTTTCTATGCCATAAACCTTGCGCCCGGCTTTTATTCCCTCGGATAGCGTCACGCCGCTACCAGCAAACGGATCAAGCACCATTCCGCCGACTTCCGTCGTTCCCTCGACTATGGCTTTCAAAAGTTGCTCTGATTTTTCAGTCTGATAGTGTCCTCGATAAAGCGGCGCGATAGCTTTGACATCGAAACCGTCCGGCAACTTCACGTCCTTTTTGCTTTCATTGAAAATCAATATACCCTCTGGCGGCATATCGTAGCGACCGAATTTCATCGGAGCGCCATTTTTATAAATCTTGGTATAAGTTCCTTTGGCGACTAAATAAAGTCCTGAATTTTGGATTGCTTCGTTGTATTTTTTCATCTGACCCCAGCCTGATTTTGAATTGGAATACATATAGACAACCGGACTATCGGAATTTCTCGTTATTTTTTTGACTGCCGGAATAATGACTTCGGTGAAATCTTTAAGCGAAAGCGTATCATATTTTATCCCTCGGCTTCCCCCCTCCACTCCGGCGGTGCTATATGGAATGTCCAAAAATATCATATCCGCCTTGAACCCCTCGCTGGCAAGTCGCGGCAAACTTTCAATCGCGCTGGCTGTTTCGATATAGGCAATATCCTGACCGTCTTTGGTTAAAATATAGACACCCTTATCTACTCTTTCAAATACTCCCTCTTTAGCTCCTACGCCCAAAATACGCCTGACATTCGGCTCTTTGATCTTTGTTTCTTCCGCAATTTGCTTGATTGTCTTGGCTGATTCCTTTACGGATTCCATAACTTTCTCTTTCTGCGTTCTTGCCTCGTAAGTTTCTGCGAGTTCTTCGTCGTCCATTTTATTTGCTTCTTTCCGATCAAATCCATCGGCGACAACTGCCTCAACTTTCTCCCGTCGGCTCACCGGCTTCTTGGCTTCAAATAAAGTCCCCTTGTTTTCTGTTTTGGATTTTGATTGCAATCCTTTGAAAAATGCCCGTGCTTCGTTGGCTGATTCAAATTTTTTCGGGCTGAAAGCGTTGTCCGTTCCACGATAAAATATCTGAAATTTATTATCAGATCCTTTGCGAGTTTCAATGTATCCGATCGGCGGCACTAGATTCGGGACTTCCACATTTTCTATCGGCTGTTTAGAAAAATCTTTTAAGCCGTTTATTTCCTGATCCACGTCGTCAATCGTCGCCTGAATTTCTTTCGCTTTTTCCGGGCTGGATTCCTTGACCTCGCTTTTCTTGGCTAAAAGCTCCTTTTTTTGGCTTTGTAGAGCCTCGATATCTTCCTGCGCCTTTTCAACATTTTTGACGGTAGCATTGGAAACTTTCGGAATATCCTGCTGCAAAACTTCTTTCGCCTTATCCAATAAATTATTTACCTCTTGAATTTCCGACGGGTTCAATTTCTCAACATCGTTATCTAAATTTTCAGTAGTTTTTTTCGCCACCACTTCCCCGGCGACTTCCTGCACCTTGTTCTGTCTTTTTTCCAATAAGCCGGAAACATATTCAAAATCGTTTCCGATCATCGTCTTGGTTTCTCCGTCGGCTGACGCATACGCCTGATCCAGTTTGGAAAGCACCTGATTCAAATCTTCCGTCGTCATATCCTTTTCCATATCGGCTATTTTTTCCGTGTCATTGTTTCCGAGCGCTTCCACAAAATCATTGGCGCTGGAAGACTTTTCCGGTTCTTCTTCGCTGACCTGAATGTTCGGATTGACATCAATATCACTAAAGCCTAATTTTGAAGTGATTTCATTGTTCGCCGCTTGGAATTCTTCATAGCTGGTAAATTCCCTGCCTTGCATTTCTGATCGGTATTGGTCGGCAACTTCGGTATCGGCTTCCATTTCCAATTTGGCGGCAACGTCGCTGATTCTGCCCTCGACTAATTTCGGGTTGAGTTTCCCGTCCGGCGTCATCGTGTCCACTCCCTCATATTGCTTTTTCATTCCCTCGACTGATTCGTCGTTTATCCGGTCGATATTCTCGTCGGTTTTCATTTGACCGATCGCCCCAGCCGCTCCGGTTATTAAACCTCCGGACGCTCCGGCTACTAAAAATTCTTCGGTCATTCCTCCGTTTTTCATATAATCGGCAAGTTGTTGGACGATTTTTTGCTTCGATTCTTCGTCCGGTGCATTGGCATAATCGTCGCCTAATTTCAAAATTGTCTGACTGACTTCCGTGCCTCCCTCGATCACGCCTCCTTTGAAGAAGTTTTTACCGGCTTGCATAAGCCCCTTGCCTCCCTCTTTGGCTACGTTTTTAAGCGCTTGTTCCGCCACATTGGATAAAACATTGTCGCCGATAGTGTCGATAGCGATTCCTGTCGTGCTTTCCACCCGTCCTTTTTCTTTTATCTGCGCGCTAGAAGATATTGAAGCGTAATAAGCTGACGAAAGAGCGCGTCCGGCGTATGGCACGAAATTCAAAAGGACACCGATTGCTGATTGCAATCCGCTGTCTTGTATCCCGTAAACCACCTTTTCCAGCATATTATTGTTCGGATCGGTGCGTTTTTTCATCAACTCGTCAAGAGCCTCTGAATAAGTCTGATCGCCAAACGGATTCATCGCTGTCCGCGCGGCTGAAAACTTTAGTCCTAAATTTGAAGAATTTTCCCCGATAAAGCTCGTCACTTTTTTTCCGGTAGGCGTATTGAGTGTTGCCAAAATCGGATCGTCCTGAATATCATTTTCCTGAACTTGTTTTCGGATAAGGATTTTTTCTTCCTCCGAAGTATTCGGATCATTGTATTTATCCAGCGTCGGATTCCTGAAAGCGCGCTCTCCGGTCGGGTCTGATTCCCGATAACGTTCGGAAAAAGCCAAAGAATTTTTTGTCCAAAATTCATTATATTCGTTTGCCCCTTTTTTGATGACATTTCCGATTGTGTTTGGAATTTCTTGCACGGTCGCTTTCGCTTTTTCTAATATCGTCCTGTCCTGCCAAGCCTTTTGTTCGTGTTCTATCTGATCAACCGGCTTTGAAATTGGCGGTTCTTGCGCCGCTCTTTTTGCTTCTTGCTCCGCTCTGATTCTGTCAATTTCCGGTTTTCTTTTCTTTTTCCAGTCGTCGAATTCCGAAACTAGGCGTGGCGTCGTGCTTGTTTTTACGGGTTGCGATCCTCCATTGGATTGACCAAAACCCGAAAAACTATCCAAAAGTCTATTTCCCATAATTTTTGTTTAATTACTGCCCTTTAATATAATTCCAAAACTTTGAGTAGGGATTGTTATTTTTAACGTAATCCCAAATGCCACCCTTATTATCGCTCTTTTTTCTCGATTGCTCAACTATGTCATTTTCCATTTTAATTTTGCGAAGTTGCTCGTCTTGAAGTTCGGTCGTTTTTCTATCCGCAGTCGGCTTGGTAGGATAATTGCCTGATTCAAAAACCGTATTCAACTGGACGTCCGCGTAAGATCCGGTAGAAGTGTCCACGCCTTTTTCGGCGAGGAAAGAATTGATAGTTCCCCAATCAACACCCTGATTTTTGAGTGTCGCTATTGTTGAAGTAATTTCCTGTTCCGTGTATGGCTTATTCGAGGCAGTCGCCTTTGAGTTAGCTTGCTCAATATTCCAGCGTCTTGTGCTTTCTTCGGTATCGGCAAGGCTCTTTTCTTTTTCCCAAACGGACATTTTATTTTGAAACATATCCTGCCTCTTGGCGGCTTCCGCTCCGAAAAGTCCCGTCCATTTTTCGATATAATCAGAATAAACTCCCTGTCTGCGAGTTCTTTCATCGGTCAAGTTTTTCCAGCCCTGCTCGACTATCCCCTGATATTGCTCGGCTAAATTTCGCCTAGCAAACGGGTTGGAGATTCCCTGATACATATCCAGCCCCTTGATTGCCGCGCCAAAAGTATCTGACTGCGCTTTATTGATAGCCTTGTCGAGCGCCGGATCTTGTTTTTCTCTGAATTTATCTTTTAATTCGTAGGGAAGTTTTGCGACGCTCTCGTTGAAATTAGCAACATCGTTGCCCTCTGATTCGAGATCTGCCGCCTCTTTCCATAAATCTGCGTATGATTTTGCCATATTTTTATTTATATCAAAATTATAATTTACTTCCCTCTAGGCTGTAAGCGCTCGGTTGCGAGTAATAGGTATTAGCATTGCCGTAATAACGCTGTGCGCGCTGATTTTTATACCATAATTGACCGCCTTGGATAGCTTCTTTCATCTGACCGATCAAGCTACCCTCTTGTTTTTGACCGCTCGACTGGTATCCGGCATTTTTAATCTTATCTGTTCCGACTGATCGCTCCACTCCCCGGACGGTGTTTTGCACGTTCGTTTCGTGGTCAGTCGTTATTTCTCCCTCCTCGGTCGTCCGTTCGCTTCCGATAGCTCCGCCTTGCGCTGCCAAAGAAATCCTCGCGCGACGCAAACTTCGGTCATAACTGACATTTTCCGCTTCGCTCCAAGCGTTCAAATCTTCAAGTTCGTTAGCAATTTGCTGCTCAAAATATGGCGTATAAAGAGCCTCTGACTGCGAATAGTCCTCGGCTTCCAATTTGTCATTATAGGTAGTTTCAAAGTCCGGCAACACTTTTTGTTGCGCCGGAGTATTTTTGGTTATAGCCTTGATAATATCGGCATAAGAGTTGTCACTCTTTTCCTTTTTATCCCTCTCGTTTTTTGCTTGTTTGTAAGCGTCGGTTTTCAGATATTGCTTTAAGGTCATACCTGCCTCCGCTGCTAGTTTTTCTCTCCAAGAAGCCATATTTTTATTTCTTAATCAAATTATTATTTATAATCTTGTAATCCAGCGCGTTTTCCGGCGTATCATCTTCAAATCTTTGCAGTATTTCAAATTTATCCATATTATGCTTGATCAATTTATTCCGCTGCCTAATTTCTGTCGCTTTGACTTTTTTGAATAATCCCTCCGAAACTTCTTCCATTGCTTCGACTTCCACCTCGTAATCTTCCGTTTCGTCCAGTTGCTCAAAACCAATAATAAATTTGCCGACATCTTCTGCTGTCGTTTCCTTGTTGACTATCGACATTTTAAGCTGCGCCTGATCGTGAACACGACCGCCAATCGTTCCTAAAATATAACCTGTTTTTTTGTTGAAAAATAAAATCATATGTTTACCTTTTCATTTGAAATATAATATGCAAAATCCAAATCTATTGTCGGGGTATCGCCGTCCACCCATAGCGAGGCATAAATCACTATCTGATTGACGCTGGTATGCTCGTAATAGACATCAAAAATATAAACCCCTGCCTGCCATTCTGTTTCCGGTATTTCGATATACTCGCCCTCTACTAACATAAAAATTCTGACTATTGGTATGAATCCTAAATTGTGATTGATAGTCAATGTTCCCTCGGCTGGATCGCCCGTATCAGTTATATTTCCCACTCCGTATAATCCGCCTTTGGCTACCGAATATTTGCTGGTCAAAACGCACTCCCGATCTTCGCAAGTCTTTACGTCCTTTCCCTCTTGTGAAATTCTTAACCCGTAATCACCCATAACTTTAACTTAGCCTATTTTTAAACATTATATAATAAAAATCATAACTGTTGGAAAATCCCCCTGCGCCCGTATCGACCCCCATATACAGATAATTGCTGTCGATATACGCCCCGTCGAATGTCAATGTTGTTCTGCCTCGCCGGATACACGGAACTAGGAAGCTTTCAGTCGTTTTCTTTTGAAATGCTAGAAATTTCAATGGCGTTCCTTGATTATGGGAAACTTGGCATTGTCCGCTTCTTTCCGTGTTAATCCCCTTTTTATGGACTATTTCGCTGAATCCCTGCTTGCTGGAAAAAATACATTGAATATCCGTGCAAGTTTTTACGTCGTATCCTGCCTTGCTGACCCTAAATCCGTAATCCGTAGAATAACTGCCCAGAGTAGTTCCGGTGTTCACCACTTTTTCCGCCACCGTTTCAAAATTGTCCAAATAAATGATGACGGTGTAGGAGTTGCTGACTTCCTCATCATATTCTCCGTCCTCCAAAACAATTCTGTCGGTGTATCCTTTGGCGGTGCAACTATTGTAAAATTGTCCGTCGGAAAATGGAATCCTTTTCCAATCCTGATAAGCATACTGCGGTGCGTTGTGAGCAATAACCTCAAACGGAACATAATGCCCGATGTTATGCGTGATTGTAATTGGTAATGTGCCGGTCACTTTTACTATGCTGTGAATCTTCAATGTCTGGAAAGCCGAACTGTAAAGCAGAAACCTATCAGCGCAGGTTTTTACATCGTATCCTCTTTGTGAAACCGCAGCGCCATAGTCTTTTGCCATATAATTAAAACTTTCCTGCTAAATATCCTATTAAAACTCTATCATTTGTCCCGTCGTTGATCACAATTCTTTTATTCGCTCCGTCCAAAATCACATTCGCATTTCCTAGATTTGCCGCCACCGCTATCGTTCCAGCCGTCAATCTTGCCACGCTTACATCGCACGCTATAATTGCTCCTGCCGATACTGTCCCAAGAAATGTCGCCCCTCCCGTTTCCCCGTCTATGGCGAATGTCGTCGCTCCTGCCGTATTTCTTGCCACAATTCCGACCGGACTTATTTTTATATCTCCTGAAACTCCGGCTGAATATTCCCCGATCTGAATCGCTCCTGACGCTCCAAAATCAAATTCTCCCAATATCCTTGCTGACTGCGTATCCAAATTTGAATTGATAATGTCCTTGATTATATTTCTGCTCTCATCGACAATCCCAGCCGTTGCCATTGCATTGGTAATCTCTGAAACAGGAACTGCGCCGGACGCCAATATCTCACCTGAATTTATGCTGTCCACCTGACCCTCAACTTCCGCCCCGGAATAACTGGCACGTATTAAATTTTCGTTGAATCCACTATCTAAATATGACATATCAGTTCGCGTCGTCCAAAAGGTTGACGTTATCAAGAATTAAGCCCTCAATGCGCGGAGGACGGACATCGTATTCTTCGTTCACTCCCACCCACAACTTCTTGCACGTCGGAGAACCGCCGGATCGCTTTTGGTTTAATTCTTCTTTGGCAACCAATTTGGCATAATCTTCCGCCACCAAAACATCGCTGTTATATTCTCCAATCACCGTAATATTTCCGAATTCCTTGTCTTTGTCGGGATAGCCATAATCTTCCGGCATAAATATCAGTTGAAAAGAAATTGGCAATGAAGTCGCTCCGTCCACATCTGCGTATCCGGTATTGATTTTAGCAATTTTACCGGCAGCCGTTCCAAAATAGGAAAGTCCGGAAGTTTCATCATAAAACCAATTTCTAGCGTTCCAGCCTGAATATGCAGTCCACGTCTGCGAATATACGTTATAAACTAGCACCACATCGGAATAGGTGACGCCGTAGTCGTGTTCCATTGGATCATCTATCAACACATCGCCTATCCAAAAATAAACATTTTCCAAATCTCGACCGGAGGCTACTTGCGACCAATTAGCGCTACTCATTCCGTTTAAAAACTTCTCAACCGCGCGTGAAATCTTAACTGGTTCGCCTACTCCCATTTGATAAATTCCTGTCGGGTGATGAAAAAATATGTCATTGAGAATCACGACTGATTTGCTACTGTGCGTTCCGACCGTAATTATCGCTTCCGGCTCATTATTTCCGTCATAGCGATAAATACTTTCCTCTTTAAAAATAACCAGCCTGTTTCTGTGCCTTTTAAGCATTTTGCAAACTTGCCCGTCATTTGGATTGATACCTCGGTAAAGCCACGTGGTAGTGGTAAAATCGTCGCCTGTGGCGTTTATAACGTCCGAGTAGTGCAAATACCCTGCCGCGGTCAAAAGGAATAGCCTTTGCTGATAAACTTCCGGGAATTTTCCGGCTGCCGGCGCGTTAGTAATCGCCCCCCAAGCCGATCCATTCCAGCCCGTCACGGCGTCCACTCCGTTTGCTACGATCAATTTATTAATGAAGTTTGCTCCGAAAATATCAATCAAATTCGTATAATCCTGCAATGATTTTGTCCAAGTTCCAGCTAAAACGGCAGAATTGATATAGAGGTCGGTTTTTGGCGTTGTTTCTGCTCCGTCGGAAGATGAAGCGAAATATTTGGTAGTTCCGTCGTTTTTAATCCATTGTAGAAGCGTCAAAACTCGCTGTGTAGCGACTAAAGTGCTTTGGACTAAACTTCCCTTGCGTCCGGTCGCAGCGCCCAATTTGGACGAGAATTCAGCGTTCAGAGCGTGTTTAACTTGGCTTCCCAAAGCCAAAGGGTCAACAGTTCTAGTCTGCATACCGCCTGACAAATCTAATTTCATTTTTCGCTTTAAATAAGCCATAATTTAGGTTATACGATTAGGTCGATCAACTTGATCTAAAAATGAATCATTATCCATTCCGACGTCTGATAGCGCCGGTAATTTACTCACCTGCTTCAAATCGTCCAATTTCATCGCGGCTACCGTCTGCAAATACCGGTTTTCGAAATACTTAGCTTTTCGCATATCTGCCGTCGCCCACAGATCCATTAAGACGCGGAATCCTATCGCTTGCGGTAATTTTACCTCTGTTTCGATTGTTTCATTGGCAAATCCGGCTGAATTTCGGTAGTAATAAAGCTTGATTGCTTTGACCTCCGGCGGAATTGGCGTAAATTCTAGGCTGTCATCAAATTCGCAAATAGTGCGCGGAATTCCTGACTGGATACTATTCCAATTTAAGCGCCTATGGACTTTTAAGGATACCGGAAATACTGGATTGCCGTCATAAGTCGCATAAAGTAGCTGACCTAGATCCGTCACTCCGGCTTCTGTTTTTGTATAAGCCTGCTGATCGGCGACAGAATTGAAAGAAACAATTTTTTCTCGGAATCTCCACCGCTTAATCGCGAATATTTCGCTTTCAGCAAAATCACAGAGAGCGTTGAAAGTATCCTCGTCCAGCGCTTTGTTCCAATTATGAGGAGAAGTGACGAACTCGCGAATTTTAATCCTTGAACCATAAGGAATTGTGCCATAGCTGAATCCAGCGGAATAATCCGAATATGCGGAAGTCGCCGAATTGAAAAGCTGGAAAAATAGGTATCCGGTGGAATTTGTGGAATCGACGACGACAGTATATTCATCTTCTACGTCAATATCTACGGCTGAACCAATCAAAGTTTTATCTCCTGCCAAAGTGTCTGCGTGATAGAATTTGACCTGATCATACGGAATTTTGTATAAAGGCGTCCCGATAGCGTGCGGAAAAGTCAAAGAATCAACTTGAATTGCTGTTCCGGGCGTGACGGCGGCGTTGATTTTGGCAATTTCAGTCTTTGCCATTATCGGCTCTCCAAAGATAAGTAAGTCGCCATTGGCTAAATTGGCGTTATCGTCCATAGTTATCGCCTTGTTTGAACCTGCTACGACCGCCGCTTTCATTATTGCTCTTTCAGAAACGAGCAACATTATCGCGGAATTGTTGAATTTTAGTAATTTCATTTGATTTTTCCGTTAAAATTTATATCGTCAATTTTTCCCATTTCTTTTTCTGAATCAACCTTTCCTGAAAATAGGACACTGCCTATTTTTCCGAAAAGATAATTTGCCTTTGACATAAACCGCTTAAAAAATACTTCCGCAATTTCCAAATTTTCAGTAAAAGCCCTAAAATTTGTTTTTAATTTTGATAAACTTTCGGTAATTGCCAGATTTTCCGTCAAACTTCTCACATATGTCTTTACTGACGCGATACTTTCATCAATACTAATATTTTCCGTGAAAGTCCTGACGAATGTCCCAACTTTTTCCAAAACTTCCGATATAGCCAAACTTTCCGCTAATGCCACTCGGTATAATCTGAATTTTGCAACTACTTCCGTGATTGCTAAATTTTCCGTGAATGATCGTATGAGCGTGGATATTTTTGATAAATTCTCTGTAATCGCTAAATTTTCCGTCAAATTCTTTACCGCCTTTTTTACCATTACCTCTGAAACCGAGATACTATCAATGACCACCCAATACTTTGCAGAAGTTGCGTCAATAATTTCAGTAATAGCAAGAGATTC